TTAAGCGCGGCGCGGGCGGCCGCGTCCTTTGGGCAGCCGGCCGCGATTGGCTCGCGCCCACTGGATGACCTCATCGGCAAACCACAGCCGTTTGCCATGGCGTGCGTCGGTCGGCTGCACTGGCGCGGGAAAGCCCTCGCGCACCACCACCGCATCCGTGACGGTGTCGGGCGACAGGCCCATCCAGTTGCCAATGGCTGCAGCGTCCCACAGTTGATCCGATACCGGCACGGCCTGCAGGACGTTGCGGAGGTCAGACAGCAGGCGGGCAATGTCTTCCTGCGTGACGTTGCTTACTGCATATGGGGTCATGGTGGTCATGCTTTGGCTCCCTTCGTATTGCATTCAAACACCCAACACTTCACCGTTTCCGGCCGCTTCGGCTGCAACGGATATTCCCGGTTGAAGTGCGCATTGATCGCGCTGTTGACGGCGCGGATGTCGACGAACTTGCGCTGGCGCGAGGTCTTGAGCACGCGCTTGAGGTCCGCGATCGGGGGTAGCTCGATGCGGCGCTCGCCGGCGACTTGTTCCATGTGCTGCAGGTTGATGGCGATGAGGCCGTCGCCGCGTGCGTGGTTGAGGATCGGGCGGTCGTCGTCGGCCGACTCGATGTACTCGTACACCTCCCAGAACTGCTGCACGTGCTTGTGATCCGCGCTGATCGCCTGTTGGCGCGCCGCAGCCATGCGGCCCAGCTCGTCCAGAGCGGTGGCGTGCTGCTCGTCGGTGAGCGGCAGCACGTGGCGCATGCTGTCGACCATGGCCATGATTTGGGCGTGGTTCTTGGCAATGCGGACGGTCTTGATGTCCGGGCGGGCCATCAGGGCCTGCTCGTGCACAGAGACGCGGGCGGCGAAGGTTTCCAGCACTTTCGACTCGGCCATGACGGTGGCGAGCAGGAACGCGGACACATCCTCGACGGGGATGCGCTCCAGCGCTTCGGCTGCGGCGCGCGTGGCTGAGGTCTGTGCGGAGCGGTCGCAGTAGATGTGGACGATCCGCTGCAGCACGGCGTCGCTGGCGCTGACTTCGGCGTTCTGGCTGATGACGATGGCGCCACGGAAGGGCGGCTCGTAGGTTTCGTTGCCGCCGTTCTTCATGCCGCGCGCGCGGGTGCTGCGGCCGTTGTAGGCGGTCTTCAGCTCGTCCCAATCGAAGCCGCGCTGCTTGGCGCCTTCGTCGCCGCGGTCGCCCTCGATGAGCACGACGGGCAGGTTGGCCACCTGGGCGAAGTTCCGGGCCCGGGCCGCCAGCGATGACTTGCTCGGGTCGAAACCTTCGTAGTCACGCCGGCCGCAGAGCTTCCAGAGGAATTCAATGAGCGTCGTCTTGCCGGCGCCGGGCTCGCCCACCAGCTCCAGGAAGGGGTAGCTCTTGTGCTCCTGGCGGATCTGTTCTGCGAACAGGCTGCCGAACCAGAACGCCAGCGCGGCCAGGCCCTTGGCGCCGAAGGCCTGCCAGAGCAGCGGCAGCCAGGTCGTCTGCATGCCCTGCACGTCAGTGGAAAGGGACAGCGTTGCAGCCTGGCTGATGGTCTTGATGGAAAGCTTGCAGATGTCGAAGAAGTCTTCGTCATTCAGGCGGAAGAGCTTGCCGCCTTTGACCGCCACGTCGCCGTAGACGTAGCAGCCGTGTTCCTTGGTGTAGCCGACATAATCGATGGTCTGCACGGTCGGGATGCGGGCGAGCTGGCGCGCAAGGTAGCCGTCGAGCTGGTGACCGCTGCCGGTGTACATGGCGCCAGGCGCAACGCCCAGCAGGCGCTTCTTGAACTCGCTGCTGCTGGCGATCTGCGCACTGGTGAAGGTGGCCTTGATGGGCTGGCCATCGTGCGGGAAGGCGACGCGGAAGTAGTACCAGGACTCGTCTGTCTGCGGGCTGGCCTGGTAGTAGAGCGCGGTCGGCAGGCAGTTAGCGATGGGCTGCACGACGCCGGCGCGCAGCAGCGCTTGCTCGCGTATCTGCTCGTCGTTCTCGCAGATGTTCGCTTCGCGCACGGCCGTTGTCTCGCGCTGGAAGGCGTCCAGCTCCAGCTTGAACCAGTAGAGGCGGCTGCGGTGCTCGAAGGGGAACTGCGCGTCGCCGGTGCGGTTGTACATCAGCCGCGCCTTGTCGGACGGCGTGGGCGCGGTGAACAGATCGCCCAGGTAGCGGTATTCCTTCAGGTCTTCGGGGGACAGCCGGTCGCGCATGTGCAGCTCGTTCCAGTCGAGCTTTGCCCGACCAGTCTGCTTCGGCAGCGCGGCGGATGCTGACCAGCCGTCGTTTTGGGCGCGCTCGATGTGCTTGAGCGCGTAGCGCCGGCCGGCGGGGTCGTTGTCCAGGGCGAAGACCAGGTGCGGGCGGCGGTGGCCGGCGGCGGCGCATTGCTCGGCCAGTGCGGCGAGGGCGGCGGTCGGGTAGTGCGAGCAGGAGAACGTGGCCACAGCGGCAACGTCGTGATGCAGCAGGGCGATGGCATCAAAGATGCCTTCCACTAGCCACAGCTCCTTTGGCTGGGACGGCAGGGTGGGCGGTTGCCACCAGGTGCCCGCGTACGAGCCGCTGAAGGTGGCCTTGCGGTCCCCAAAGCGCTCCGGCTGGTCGATGATGCGTTCCCAATAGCGGCCTTCGCTCAAGGGGAAGCGGACGGTGGCGCTGCCGATCTTCAGCTCGTGGCTGTAGTAGCTCTCTTGCGTGTACCAGCCGGCTACGCGTGCCAGGTCAAAGCCGCGTGCGTCGCGCATGTAGGCGTCGGCTGCAGCGTGGGGCGCTTCGGGCGTTTTGACGTAGCGGTCGCTCCAGGAGGCGAAGAGATCGGGGTACAGCTCTTTGGCATGGAATTCAGCCGCGCAGTTGTTCAGCCGGTTGCAGCGTACGACCCACGGCGCATCGGCAAAGGCCCACAACGAGCGTTTGCCGCACGAGGGGCATGTGCCGTTCTCCAGCTTGTTCGATCGTTCCTTGAAGCCGTAGTCGTGCACCAGGCGCGACGCAAGGGCGGAGGAGAGGTCGAGGTTCATTGCGATCAGGAAGGTGGGTCAGTCGTCGACATCGCCGGCGGCGCGGCGTTTGAGGTCGACGGTGGATCGGTTGGCGCGGCGGCGCTCGCGCATCGTTGCCATCGCCTTTGCGGCGGCGGTGACAGCGGCACGCAGCGGCGGCGGCATGGCGTCGTAAGGGGTGGTCAGGCGCAGGAAGCGGTGCATCCGGCGCACGTCCACATCGGTCACGACCGGCTCAGGCATGGCGGGCGCTCCTGCAGAAGAAGCCGAGCCATACGCCGCGCCCGTAGCAGACGAAAAAGAACACCGATGCGGTGAACATGCCGGCCTCTCCCGTGACGTGCGTGAGGTACAGCCATGCCGGCTGGCCGAGCAGCCCGACCACGGCGCCCCAGCGCTGCGTGCGCGGGCTGTAGTTGAGTAGCGCCACGGAAACGAAGGCCGTGAGCAGCATCCAGAGATTGACGAGGGCGAGCATTACGCGGCCTCCGCCAAGACGCCGTAGGCCATCAGGCCCGTGGTGACCATGCCGCCGCCGATGCAGACCACGGCCACCCACAGCAGCACGCGGACAACGCCGTTGAAGCGCTTCGGCTGCGCGGTGTAGCCGTTGACGGTCGGGTCGTTCTTGCTGCGCCAGGCGAAGAGGAAGCCCACGGCGGCTGCCTGCACGGCGAGGGTGGTGAACATGGCAACGAGCTGCAGGACGTTCATGCGGGCCTCCCGACCAGGCGGGCCGAGCCGGCGCGTGCGGCCAGGCCGAGCGCTTCGGCCGTGCGCATGACGGCCATGAGCGCATCGGTGCTGGATGCGGCGATGGTGTGGAACGACAGGCGACGGCCGCCGGCGGCGACGCGGACGAGGTAGGTTTTCATGCCGGCCCCCTCAAGCAATGCCCTGCAGGCTGTTTTGGCGCGCGACGGGCGCGAGTACGCCGATGGGCTGCGTTTGCATGCCCAGCAGGCGGGACACGTGCTGCAGGTTGGCGTACAGCTCCACCGCCAGCGAAGCCGTGCGGGCGTTGGCAAGCTCTTTGGCGAGGGTGCCGCGATAGCGCAGCGCTGCCAGCCGCTGCGGCACGGTCATGCGGCCGGTCTCTTGCGGCACCAAGCGGCCTTCCAGCACGTCGAGCACCCAGCGGCGGAATGCCTTGGCGCGCTCGGTGCGGGCCAGCATGCCGAGCAGGTAGCAGCCGCGCGGGCTGAAGATGCGAACAGGCTGACGGCCGCCGGCGGTGTCAAGCTCGACCACCTGCGTCATGTCTTCGGTGAACTCGTCGACGTTGCGCTCGTACAGGTTCGAAAGGTCTTTGCTCGGATTCTTGTACCCCAAGGCACCTGCAACTTGCAGGCCCCTTAGCCATGGCGTGTTGTGGATGTCGACTACCTGGAAGTCGACGTTCTCAAAGGTCAGGACAGCGTTGGTTTGCATAAGGGCCTCGCAAAAAATGGGCAAAAAGCCGCCCTCCGGCGTGGGGGAGACACGCCGTCGGACAGGGGGGAAAGGGAGGAAAGAGAGGGGCGGCTACTTGCCGCCGAGGAGATCCAGTTGGCGCTTGTCTTCCGCCGCTGGCCGCTTGGTGCTCACAGGCAGATAAGCCAAGGGGTTCGGCTTCATGCTGGGGGCGATGGTGCGCACCTGCGAAATGATCGCCACGCACGTGTAGGCGCAGTGCACGTCTTCACACTGCAGATACGCCTCGCGCGTGAGCAGTGTCACCTCGCGGCTGGTGCGGATTTTCAGACGGCCTTTGCAATGGGGGCAGGTCATCAGCATGGGCGGTCCTGTTTGTGGCTTTGTTTTACAGAGGGTGGGTGAGGGACATCCCCGGCCATAGACTCATTGGCTCTCACACCGTTTGAATCATCAACAGAGGAGCCCTCATGGAAATCGATACCTTGCTCAGTGCAATCGGCAACACGTTCGCCGCTGCCAAAACCGCCGTTGCGGCCAGAGACAGCGCCGGACTGGCAGAAGCTGAAGAGGTGTTTGAGCGTCAGCGTATGCACCTCTTGAAGTTGGCTCGTGACCTTCAAGAGGAAAACGCGACGCTCTTGCAGCGCGTAGCCACGGCAGAGCAGGAAAACGTGGAGCTCAGAAAGCAGTTGAGCGAGTTGCTTGAGCGCGAGGGTGACCTCGCGCATTACGACTTGTTCGAAACGCCCTTGGGCGGCTTTTGCCTTGCCAAGCCACTTCCACCCAGCCAGAGCGACAGGCGTGTGTACGTTTGTGCAGCGTGCGCTTACGTAGGTCGTAAGTCGAAGCTGGAATTTGAGCAGGGCAAGACGTTGCTTCATTGCCCAGAGTGTCAGGCTCGGATACCTGGCATAGAAGAGAGCCAGAGCTTCATTGAGTTCTACGGGCCGACCGTCTAATCGCGCCCACGACTTAAAGGCACGGTCAAACTTGGCGTGTGCACGGTCGCTGCGTGCACGCAACCGGGCAAGGCCGTTCTGCAGGCGGTTCATTTCCCACCCCCTTGCGGCCGGCTGCACTCGCCAAGCCCCTGGCGGGCGCATTCGCAGAACATGCCGACCTCGCCCAGCGTGGCAACGGCATCCATGTACTTGCGCGTAACAAGCACGTAGCCGCACACGCCAACGAGCGTATCCAGCTTGTCGATCAGCACGCCTTGCTCGCCGCTCAGGAAGCGGCTCATGGCGCCTTTGTCCCAGCCCATGGTCTGCTGCACGTCTTGCCGCGATGGGCCGGAGAGCTTGCGCCGCAAGGCGTGTTCGATTCGGTGTTGGGTGTGCATGGTCAATCCTCCACAACGGATGTTGCGTGCCGTTGGGGCACGTCTTGCTTAAGCTTGTTGGGGCTCGGCTGGGCTAGCGCGCTGAGGATGAGAACGCGGCCCATGTTGCCGAGCGACCGGCCTTCAGTGGCGGCGCGCGCTTTGAACTTCAAAAGCTCCTCGGGCCGAAGGCGGATATAGACAGGTTTGTCAGTCACGACGCCAATTGGCGCGCGACGTTTCGCGACATTTCCACGGGGCATGGTCGATATACTCGTGAAAGAAAATCTTGCATAACCGATTATATGAACCGATCGGTTTAATTGGAATAGAGATAATGGAGCGTTCGGTAAATTTTGGTGAACGCCTTGCCGACGAGCGTCGGCGCCATGGGCTGAATCAAACCGACTTTGCGGCGCTGGGCGGGGTTACGGTGAAGACGCAAGTGCTCTACGAAAAGTCAGAGCGCGTGCCGGATGCGAACTACCTAGCAGCAGTCGCACAACATGGCGTCGACGTTCTCTACGTCCTGACAGGGCAGCATGTGCCGTCGCTTCTTTCAGCAGAGGAGGGTGTTGTCCTCGCTGGCTATCGAGAACTTGATGCGCGCGGGCGTGCTGGTGTGCTTGCGCTGATTGGTGGCCTTTCTGCCGGAACCTCTGACGCCCAGCCTGTGAAGGTGACCAAGCGGTCTCAGGTCATTGTTGGCGGGTCGGGCAACGTGCAGGTTGGAGCAGTAGGTCAGGGCTCCAAACGGAAGACCAAGCGCCGTGATGCATAGCAATCTGCCAAGACCCGGGGGTGGTAAGCGGCAGGCCGAGAGGTCAATGGTGGAGCAGCTCAAGCAGGCGTCGGCGTCGCTCTGCTCGGCAACTGATGGCAGCCCATTGGCGCAGGCGGTGCGCCGCCGCTTTCCTGGCGCGACGGTCTTTCCCATTCATTGGGTGCCGGAGCAAGCCGAAGACGTCTACTGGTTGCTCGTCAGCGCTACCGAAGTTGCGCAGATCACGATTGGTCGGGAATCAGCGCGGGCGGGGGTGGCGGTGGAGATGATTGCCCTTCAAACTTTTTGCGAGCGCCCGCTGTTGAAATCTGTCAGGAGAAGACTAGAAGCCGCTCTGGAGCTGCTCGGTACCGCGAATCAGGCTGATGCGTTGCGTCAGGCTTCCAACCCGAATAGATCATGATGGACTCTGAGCTGGTGTGGAAGGTCGCGGCTATGGGCCGCGAGGCCAACAAGCCCGAGTTCATGGGGGCTTTGATTTACCGGCGTGACGCGACGATCTATCTGCTATCCAGCACAGTCAACCATGTTGTTGGTTGTTGGCTGAGCGAGAATTTTGAGCCGATCTCCGTGCTGGTACCGCGCGGTCGAAAGCATATGCAGGAATTTGCTACCAGCAAGCCTGAAGGGCAGGCGTATTACGCCTTCGTGGCTGAGTATTTCGACGCAGTGGAGGCCGCGCTGCGATCTGGTGGCCTTTGGGTTGATTACTGATACGGAGTTAGAGCAGCGCCGGTTTTGGGCGGCGCGGCAATTGATTCGGATTCTTAGAGCGTTAGCCTCTACGTTCCGCTCGAAAAGTTGCCGGAATGCTTGCCGAGCTGCACTCAATTGCGGCTGCGTCGCTTCGCGGATAAAGAGGAGAGGGGAATGGAAAGAGCACCGGGCCATAAATGGCCTGCCGCAGTATTGTACGTCGCGCCGTTGATCTTGTTCGTGGTGGTCCTGTACTTCCCCGCGATGCTCGACAAGCTCGGAGCTTGGCCCAAGCCACCTGCCGAGTGGCAGTTTCGGATGATGAGGCTGTGGTTCTGGATTGCGGGAGGCGCGCCTATTGCCCTTCACATGTGGCTGGCACACGTAATGGGGGCACGCCGCCATCTTTGGCGTTTGCTCGCCATGCTCGTGGTGCTGCACTACGTGCTGACGCTGATACCAGTCACGGTCGCGCTCAGTGGCAGGGGGCAGCTCTCTTTTGGCGGATTGGGCCAGGTGAGTCTGATGCAGGTTGGCCTGCAGGCCATGGTCGCGGTTGCGTGGGCTTTGTTGATCGGGGTGGTGTTGCTGATTGAGCGAGTTGCGCGAGCTGTTGTTCGTGCTTAGTGAAAGCGTGACGGGCTAGCTCTCGACATGAACACCACCACTGTCTTTGACGCACTTGAAGCAACTGTCGACGAAGCATCTTTCTTGCAGTTTGTCGATGCGTTGCTGTCTGAGCGGCGACGTGCCGATGGACTGCCCCTCGAGCCAGATGGCTTTCAGGGGGAGTGGGCAAACAATACGGTTTCCGAGTTCCTGAGCGCTGCGAAGGCATGGGCGGAGGATTCTGATTTCGGTGCGCGACCAGGTCCGAAGAGTCCCAACCCTTGGCGGTTGTTTGCTGACTTTTTGTATGCGGGGCGCGGGTACGAGTAGGCTCCTTGCGTCCTGAGTCAATTCAAATAGAGCAGTAGCCGCGCGGGGGGCGCGGCATACAGCCTTTTTATCAATCCACACAGACGGGAAGGTAGAAAGGAGCAGTAATGAAAGTAGTGAAGTGGCTGTTTGGGCTTGCGTTTGTCGCCATCGTGATTGGCATTCTCAGTGACCTGGCTGATCCGAAACCGAAGTCGGCGAGCGCATCCACAGCGGTCAGCGCGATAGAGACAGCAGAAGCGGCCGAGCCACCGTTGCCAGTCAAGGCAGATGCGCTGTTCCGCGCGTATGACGACAACGAGGTGGCCGCCGATCAGAAATACAAGGGCAAGAGCCTACTGGTGACCGGCACGGTGCAGAGCATCGACAAGGACTTCACAGACAGCATCGTGGTGAAGCTCGCGTCTGGCAACCCGTTCATGCCGGTGCATGCGTATCTGGACGATCAGCATGCGGCGATGGTGGCTTCGCTGAAGAAGGGGGCGAAGGTGGCTTGGGTGTGCCGAGGAGATGGGCGGATTGTGGGTAGCCCGATGTTGAAGGGGTGTGGGCCGAAGGCTTAAATGCATAAGCCCCGCTTCGGGCGGGGCAAAGAGTCGCGCGGTTGGGTGCCGAGCACGGCGATTCTAGGCGGCTAAGGCGTCCATTGCTCTGGCGGCGAGGGAGTAGAGCTGTTGGCATGCGCTGCTCACTATGACGAAGTATCGGGTAGAGCCGGCCTCTCGGGGGTTCTCTCGGCGCCGCACGGTCTCCGTTAGGAGGCCGATGTTCTTCAGCTTTAGCGCGAAAATGCCTACGTCCTCTGCAATCGCCAAGGGCGTGTCATCCAGACCGAGCCCGACGGTCAGAAGGGAAACCCCGGGGGGTTGTTCGGGGCCGGTCTTTACGAGGACGTTTCGTGGCTCCAATTTGTTTCCTAAGTGGTGGCTCGCGCGCGATTCATTGTCTTCCCAGGCATGCGCAACCCATGCCTTAAGGTCCGAGAAATCACGATCGTTGAGGGTTTCCGCAGCATAGAAAATTAGTTCTTCGTCTGGGGTGGCCTCTCGATCTTCAAGCACGATATGGGCCGTTAGCATCCCTATGACCATGGGGCCGATCTTCTTGCTCGACGATAGCGCGACTCTCCTGTATGCATCGAAGAGTGCCGTGGTTTGATTGTCGGTTTGCGATACCAACTTCAGTAAGTCGTTCAAGTCAGCCGACTGATGCAGAACATCTTGCTCCTTGCGCACCTCATCCAAGAACGCCGACAGAAAGGCATGCGCGCGGTACTCGCTCCATTTCGCAATTACCGTGTCCTTCAGGTACTTCGCCATGCGCTTGACTGCTTCCTTCTCGGCAAGATGCGTAGCACCTTCGACTGCGATTGCTGTAGTTAGCAACATGGTTCGCCCCCAGGCGTAGAGAATTTGATTCAGACCGCGTTCATAGAGAACTGACTCTCGTCGGCGCCCGCTATGGTGCGTGGAATCGTTCTTCAGTCTGACAAGATCTACTCCAGTACGATCGCCAGTCCGCCGCCGTTATCCACAGCGCGGCCCTCAGTTCAGTATCAGTTAGCTCGTTCAGTGCCTTCTTGCTGAAGCGCGCCTCGCACAGCGCAATTGTGGCGGCACGTAACCCCGACCGAATACCCCACATCCGCATGATCTCCCGAATCATGCCGGTACGCGGCAGGCTTTCACCACGCGCGCAGGATAACCAGCCGTCCAGGTAAGACCGAGCCGCCCAATACTGCTCGTGCGACAACTCGGTGTTGTCTCCCACATCCTCCAGGCCGCGCCCGTTGAGGTGGTTGCAAAGGGCCTTCCAAACCGTGCCGGCGTCTACGGCGCCTTCCTCTGCCAATTCGATCTGCAATGCGATGTGAGTGAGTTCTGCCCGCTGCGCGATGGTCATGCGTTCTTTGGCTGGCGCCGGCGGAGTGGGGCAGCGCGCGCCGGCGGTCGATCCGCATAGGATGACCTGCCCGATTTGCACGTTGCCATTGCCGGCGGAAATGCTCTGCTTGATGTTCGTCTTGTTGCTCACTTACGTATCTCCCACAGCGGCGCGCGGGCCGCGTGGTGAGGCTACGGCGGGGTGGCGGGGTTGTGGGTTAACGAGTGTGGCAACGCGTTAGACGTTGAGCTTAGTGCGGGGGAAGTCGGAGTTGAAGGGCGGGGGAGGTGGTGTAACGATGGTTTGCGATTGAAGGGCGGGTCTTGGCCGGAAGACGACATCCGATAGTTTCGCTAGTGGCTGTCTAAGCTGACCGGACGACCTCGTCAATCAAGTGCCGTCACTTCTATTCGATTCGAGCACGGGGTTGAGGATTTCCAGTATGTCGGCGACTCCGACAACCAAGGGGCCCTCGGCCACTTCAACTCGTCGCCCTATCCAAAACGTATTTGGATACATGTCTGGCGATAGAAGCCAAACTTCCGCCTGGCTCTGCTTTCCGGTTTCTACGCCTGCGGTGTCGACGAACTCGTGATAAGCCGACGACCAATAGTCTGGTCGTACCTTGTAGGCTGGGCGATAACCCGAAATCACGCGCTTCAATGAACCATCGCCTGCAAGGGCTGTTAGCGAGAAGTTAACTATCAGGTCAGGTTGTCGGTCTGGGCGCGTCATATCCGTACAAGTGACTGTTTGCAACTGATCCCGTCATTGCTATCGATTCCACCCTCGGGGTCGACTGACCGCTCTTGGCCGGAAGCGGACGATTGATGCCTATGGAACCGGAGGCGCATCTTTGCATCCGCGCAGATGCTGTTCCGTCCCCAGGTCAGCAACGCTCCGATCCAGCCGAGCAACCTCTTCGTCAGGAACCTTGCCGGGCGGTGAAACGGCATCTTCCAATTCTGCCCGCAAAGAGTCTTTCTGACGCTTGAGGTTTGCACATTCGGGCGGGTCTGGCCGCTCCTTGAACGGTGGCGTGATGCCCCGCTTGATAGCGTCTTCGCACGGCATGCCGACGTAAAAGGTCTCGCCGTTGTAGGTGCATTTCCACGCGACCGTGGCGAACGAGGGGGATGCCGTTAGGCATACAGCAATGATGAGCAGTGAGCGCATGGCTGAGCTTGAAGTGCGCAAGAGAGATCGCTCTAATGCCCGGGCCCCTTGTTGGGATAAGGGCAGTGAGCAGGTATGTCGAAGTAGTTGAACTGCCGTTGCGGCTCCTGACCGTTCTGCGGTTCCTTTTCGTAGAACGCATCGAGACTCTCGCACCTCTCGCGCAGATGAGATTTCAACTGGCCGGCAATGCTGAAATCACGTGGTGTGGCGTCGGGGTGGGATCTACAAAACGCCGTACCGGCGTCTTGGAGACACTGGGCCAATTTGATTACGGCACGCCTGATGCGCTTGCCGAAGCCGGAAAACTCATGCACCGTCGCCTCGGTTAGGCACTGTTCTCCTGGCGCTTCAAATGACAATACGTTCCCCGATTCCTCACGAGCGGGTGGGGTATAGAGATAGCGTTCAGAGCTGGCATCGGTTGCGTTCACGTGTTGTATCTCCGGGAAGAAAGACTGAATGTCTTGCCGCGAGATGCAAGTGAGCTTGTCAATACCGTAAAAAATCACCGTGGTTTGGGTGTCGTTTTTGGGGATATCCGCTTGCACAGTGGGAGTGTCGAGTAGCCCGAAGCGCTTCGACTCAAAGTATTTGAGGGTGACCTTCGTCCCCGTCGCAGTCGGGTCAATACCGGCAACGAACCCATTGCGCCCTTTCGCTTTGAAGTTTCCTGTTGAAGCATAGCCGGGTGGCCCGGCCGTGAACCAGGTGGGGTCGATTGGCGTGTATTCGTCGCGCTCGAAGGCCTTTGCGAATGCTTCCATATGCGAAGGCCCACTTGTGACCACGGTCTTGCTGAACTGTACGCCGAGGATGGCGCCTACCTTGGCCGGGTCGTTCAGGGCGTCGACGTCGGCCAGGGTTTTGAGCATGCCGAGAAACCATGCTTGTCTGCCCTGGTCAGGCGGGCTGGCGAAGGCCTTGCTCTCGGCGTGAGCGGCTTGCAGGAAGAAGCTGCAAAAGGCAGCAAGCATGAGGCCGTTCATACGGAGCACGGAAATGGCACAACGCTTCATGACTTTTGTTCGCGATTGGATGCTATGGCGTGCCAGCATCTTCCAGCTTTTCCGGCACTATTTCCAGTTCCAGCGCGGTGGTAAAACCACTGTCGTTCACGCTGTGCACAACACGGCCGACCGACCAGCCCGTTCCATCAATCTGCGGCTTCCACCCGCTGACCTTCGCATGCAGCGAGGGAAACAGCTCCGCCCGCCCACGCGCCAGCGTAATGTTGAACGTCGCCACCCCGCGCTGAATCTTCTGCCACTCGGCCCGCGCAGCCCGCTCGGCGTTGGACCGTGAGGCGTACGTGTGCCGCAGCACCTTCACGTTGTCCGGGTTCGGGTTGGCCTGCACTGTCTCCTGCTTCTTCTTTTTCTTTTTCCCTTTGGCGGTTCGCTGCTCCTTCGTCGCCACGGCGTTGGAAGCATCGATGACCACCTCGCCGCGCACGCCGGCGCGTGTGTCCTGGTAGTGCGCTTTCACGCCGTTGTAGTTCTCCCGATCGGCAACGCTGAAGGTGTGGGTGTCGCCGGATGCGCGGGTGATGCTGACGGTGGGCAGCGGCAGGCCCGACCCGCTGGTCGGCTCGCCGGCGGGGATGAACAGCAGCGTGCCATTCTTGACGGTGGCAATGGCGTCGAACTCTTTCGCCAGGCGCGAGAGGAAGTTGGCGTCTGACTCGCCGGTCTGGTCGACGTGGGTGATGACCTGGCCGGCCAGCTTCTTGCCGACCAACCAGGTGAACTTGTTGCGCAGGGCGATGGCCTGGACGACTTCAGCGACGGTCTTGCCGGCGTAGGAGTCTTCGCGGCGGGTGGTGAGGCCGCCGTCCATGTCGGCGCTGCGGGCGCGAATGACGAGCCGATCCGGCGGGCCGGTGTGTTCCAGCTCGTCGACCTTGTAGGTGCCTTTGTCGACCAGGCCGGTGCCTTCCCAGCCGAGCGAGAGCGACAGGCGTACCCCTTTCTCGGGCAGGTCGAGCTTGCCGTCGCTGTCGTCCAGCTCGATGTCGAGCTGGTCTGCCTCGAAGCCGCTGTTGTCGGTGAGTGTGAGCCCGATGAGCCGGCCCTGGAAGCGGCCTGTGATGTCTTTGTCGCCCACCTTGATGCGGTAGGCGGGGCGGGGCGACAGGTCGGCAGCGGTGTTGTCCGTCATTGCAGCAGGCCGGTTGCAACGCTGGCGACCTTGGAGAGCAGGCCGTCATCCACGCGGGTCAGCTTGAGGGTGAAGTCGCATGCGCGGGCGGCGCCGTCCTGAAAGAAGTAGGTACGGGTGGTGTCCAGGTTGTTGATGACGAACTGGCCGTAGTAGTGGCCGGTGCCCTCGATGAGGGTGTAGGCGTCGCCACTGTCGGCCATCAGCTCCAGGGCGGAGAGGGTCCATTCGCCGCCCGTGAGTTCGGGCAGGAGCCTGCCGGATAGGGTGATGGTTTCCTCGTCGGGCCCGAGAAATTGGTACGACGGCCGCCGGCCGACGCGGTTGTTGCTCGGGTGGCGCCAGCCGACCTGGCGTTGAAATTCGGAGTAGGGCGCCGTGTCCAGGCTGAACACGAACAAGTCGAGCGCCATCATCATGGTCAGTCCCTGTCTGCAAGGCGCGAGCGCTGGCGGGCGGCTCGCTGGTTTTCGATCTGGCGCAGCTCGTCGCGCACTAGGCGGGCGATGGCTTGCGGGTCTGCGCCGGCGGGCGGGTGGATGTGGATGGTGATGGGGGCCGGTGCCGGCGCAATGCCGGTGCTGCGGGCAGTCATTGCCGGCCGCGTATCGAATGACACAGGCGCCGCCATTGCGGGCGCTGTGCCAATAGCAATGGCGGTTCCGATGGCCGCCAGCTTGGTGGCTCCCGCTTTGGCTGGCTTCGGCAGAGCGGCATCGATCTGGCTGGCTTTGACAGCCGGTGCCTGTGCAAGGGTGTCGTCGCCAAACACGCTCTTGAACCATCCGGTGATCTTGCTAACAGCGTCCTTGAGCACGGGGAACTTGCTGAACAGCCCGTCGATGATGCCCTGGATGATGTTGCTGCCGAACTGCTGGAATTGCTCTGGGACGAAGAAATCCCACACAGCGAGGAACACGGCCTTGATGGGGGTGATTGGCGACCACTTCAGCAACGTTGCGTTGACGTTGACGGTGCCGTCGTTTGCGAGGGCGTCCATGTCCTGCCAGAACGCGTTCCAGGTGTTCTTTATCCCATCCCAAGCGGAGGAGCAGGCACCCTTGATGTCCTGCCACAGACCTTCAATTTTCGGCCCGAGCGTTTCCCAGTTGTCCCAGATGAGAAACGCCGCGGTGGCAATGACCGCGATGGTGGCGAGAATGGGGTTGGCCAGCGCAAGGCGGCCGATCCATTTCAGGGCGGTACCGACTTTCCCGATACCCGCCTTGAGCAGCTTGAAGCCGCTTGCAAGCCGGCCCGCGCGGGTCTTCAAGAGGCGCAACCCGTAACGAGCGATGACGATTGGCCCATGCATGGCCGCCATCGACAGCGTCAGGCCGCCGGCGGCCAGCAGCAGGGCGCCGACGGCAGCCGCCGCCTTGAGCAGGCCCGAGACCAGGCCAGGGTTGTTCTTGGCGAAGGTATCAAAGCGCTCCAGCAGCCGGCCGGTGCTGTCGATCAGATCGATGATGGTGGCGCGCAGGCCGCCGCCGCCCTCACTGCTGGTGTTGAAGATGCGGTTCTGCAGGCGCTGCCAATGCGCGGAGATGGTGTCCTGCCGAGCGGAGAACTCGCGCGACATGGAGCCTTGCGCCTGGTTGCCGTTGGCCAGCGCGATCTGGCGCTGCAGCTCGTCTGGCTTGTCCACCAGTTTTGCGAGGGTGTCGGAGTGCTCCAGGCCCACCAGCTCGACCATGACGCCGATGCGCTTGTCTTCTGGCAGGCGTTTGATCGATTCAATGACGCGAAAGAGGGTGCCGGTGGCATCGGTTGCCATGCCGCGCTGGACCTGTGCGGAGGTCAACCCGATCTCTTCGACCGCAGAGCGGAACTTCTTCGTGCCTTTATCTGCAGCGGCAAACTTCTGGATGATCGCGTTGATGGCGGTGCCGGCCGTCTCCGAGCGCTCGCCCAGCGTGAGCAGCGTGGAGCCCAGGGCTGCGGCATCTCTGGCCGACATGGCGACGGTGGACACGACGCCCGACGTGCGGTTGAGCACATCAATGATGTCGTTGCCCTTGCTGATGGCGTTGTCGTCCAGGTAGTTGATGCTGTCGGCCAGCCCCATGATGGCGTTGGTGGGGATGCGGAAGTTCTTGGCGACCTTGCCCATGCTTTCGGCAATCTCGTCGGGCACCGCATCAAACGCCGTGGCCATCATGGCGACGGTGCGGGTGTAGTCGATCAGCTCGTGCCGGGGGACCTCCATGCGCGCGCCGGCCGTGACCATTTCGGCGATCTGCGTGACGGGGATGGGCAGCTCGGTGCCGAGCTGCTTGATCTGCCGGGCCATGTCGTAATAGACGGGGGTGAGCTTGCCGCCCGCATCGCGTGCGCCATCCACCTGCCGGGCAATGCCCAGCATGGCGTCTTCAAAGGCGACATAGTCCTTGACCGTCTTTGCGACCGGCGCGAGCGTGACGGCGCCGGCGCCCATGAGGGAGACCCCGGTGCCGAGCATGGCATTGCGGTTTGCCATGCCACGCTGATATTGCCCCTGTGCGGCGGCCAGGTGTCGCTGCCGCTCTGCCATGCGGGTGAGCGCAGCCTCCTTTTCCCGTAGGGCCTGTTTAGTAGCGTCGATACGAGCTTTCAAGTCCGCTTCGTGCCGGCTGAATTCTTTGGTACGGATGCCGGCCTCAAGCAGCTCACTGCGCATCTGACGGAACGTGCCGAGCTTCGTCCTGTGGGTCTGCGTCAGCTTGTCGGCGGTGGCCTTGGCTTCCCTGTACTGGCGGCTGAGTTTCTTGACCTGCTCGGTGTTGACCGGCGTTTGTGTGGCGAGCGCCTTCTGTTCTGCCTTGAGCCGGTTGATCTGGCGGAAGGTATTGCCAGTCTCTTCCTGGAGCTTGAGGAACGCGTCACGCTCGCCGTCGACGTAGGCGGTTTTCCCGGCCAGCCGTGCGCGCTGGTTCATGGCGACGGTGGCCTTGTCCAACTGCGCTTCCACTGCGCGCAGGCTTTTGAGCTGTTCGTCGATGGCCTTCTTGCGGGTGGCGCCGCCCTGGACGGTATCGAGCTGCTTGCGCAGCGCCTCCGCCTTGGCGGTGGCGTTGCGCATTTCAATGCCGCTTTCCTTGATGCCGCTCTTGAGCTCGCGGAAGCCGTCCAGGCGCTTCTGCTCGCGGTTGAGCGCGGCAAGCTGGTCACGGCCTTGCTTCACGGCGCGGGCCAGGTCCTTGTTGGCACCCAGCAGGCGCTGCAGCGGCCGCGTCGCCTTGTCGACAGCCTGCAGCACAACCTCCAGGCGCAGGCGGCGGGCGTCGCTCATTCGTGCGCCTCGCTGCGCTCACGTGCGCGCTCGCGCCACTCCATCAGCTCGGTAATGCTCATCGCGTACAGCTCCTCCAGGCGGAAGCCAAAGATCACTGCAACGTCTGCGGCGGCGTTTTCGACTCGGTCAGGAAGGCGTCTTCCCGGTCCTGCTTCGAGAGCAAAAAACCGGTCACTTCAGTGGCGATCTTGACCAGGTCGGCCAGGTCGAGCTTGCTCACGTCTGCGGTGGTGAGCGTGGGCGCGGTGATGCGGGGTAGGACGGTGTGCAGGGCGGAGACGTCCATGCGCATGAGGTCCATGAGGCTGACGCCGCGCAGCTCGCCGCTGCCGGGCTTGCGCAACGTCAGCACGCTGATGACCTGGTCGCCGCGCTTGATGGGGGTGTCGAGGGTGATGTTGGTGGTGGGTTGTTCCATAGTGGTGAAGGCTCAGAAGGTGGAGGGTGCCGCGTTGTGCGGCGGGTGAAGGATTAGAGGCCGATGGCCTTGCGCTGCTCGGCCAGGCGGTCGACGCCGAACACGCGCTCGATGAAGTTGACGTGGTCGATTTCGATCCAGTCTTCGCCATTGACGGTGAGCTTGTAGTAGGAGAGCGACGACTTGACCTTGAAGGGCTCTTTGCCGCCGGCCTTGGCGTTGCCGAATTCAAGTTCGGTATGGCGGCCGCGCACGGTGATTTCCACGGCATCAACGTCGCCGGTGTCTTCCGACTGGTACGCGCCCGCAAAGCGCACCAGGGCGCCGTCGACGGTGGTGGTGCCGTACTGCTTGAGGACGTCGCGCATCGGGCCGCCGTAGGTGGTTTCCAGCTCCAGCTTTTCATTGCCGAGGTCGACATCGATCGGGCCGTTCATGCCGCCGGCACGGTATTCCTCAAGCTTGCGGGTGAGCTTGGGCAGGGTGATTTCTTCCACCTCGCCGGCGTGCGAGTTGCCGTCGGCAAAGACGTTGAAGTGTTTGAGGATGCGAGGGAGTGCCATCGTGGTTCCTTGTCAGTGTGGTGCGCCGCTCAGGCCGCGCTGACGGCGTCGGCGAACTGCATGAGGTAGCGGTCTGTGATGCGCTGGCGGAAAGTGAGGTCTTCCAGCGGCGGGACGGGCGTGTAGTCGTAGTCGATGGCGAGCTGGCCAGCTTTGAGCGTGTCTTTGCCGTTGGCGGCGGGGTCGAACCAGGCTTCACCGCCGAGCAGGTAGCCGTTGCGCACCAGGTTGCGCAGCTTGGCGTTGACGCCGGCCAGGATGTCGCGCACCAGGGACGGGGTCATGGGCAGATCGTTGGCCCACATGTGCGCCTCGGCCATAGTGTCGGCCAGCACCTGTGCGGTGCGGGTGTAGTTCTCGAAGGCGAAGAGCTTGTCAGCGCTGCAGGTGCGCGAGCCCCAGAAGCGGAAGCCGTTCTGGTGGACGAGCGTGGTGACGTCGTGCGAGTTGAGGTAGCCGGCGTCGGTAGCGGGGTTCTGCAGGTCCCAATACACGTCGCGCGAGAGGCCTGTGACGCCGTTGACGGGCACGTTGGAGAGCGTCTTGTGCCAGCCGGTCTCGTTGTCGATCTTGGCGCGGAGGCCCACGGCGCGGGCGGTGGCCCAGAGCGTGCGCTCGGCGTTGGCGGCGCTGTCCCAGCCTACAAAGTCGGGCCAGAGCACCATGAGTTCGCGCGCACCGAAGTTCTGGCGGTAGGCGACGACGTCTTCCTTGGTGTTGCAGCCGGCGGCGCTGACGTAAGCGAAGGCGCGCAGCTTCTGTGCGGTAGATGCCAGCTCCGACGCGACGGGCAACGAGTCGAGCCCGGGTGCGGCGAGGATGCGCGGCGTGATACCGAAGCGGTTGCGGGCGGCGAGCAACGCTTTCATGCCGGTGTAGCGGCCCTGGTCGTTGGTGGTGCCGATCAGGTTGCTGGTGGTCTCGCCTTCGGCTTTGCCTTCCGCCACGCGCACGACGACGGTCAGCGGGCTGGTTTGGTCTGCAATGGCCTGCAGCGTGCGGCCGAGCGTGCCCTTGTCTCCGGCCTTACCGATGGCGCCTTGCACGTCGGTGAGCAACACGGGTGTGTCGAGCGGGAAGGCGTTCGCATCCGCATCGTTGGCCGTGCAGACCACACCGGCGACGGCGGTTGCGATGGTGCGGATGGGGCGTGTGCCTTCGTTGATTTCGATGACACGGACGCCGTGGTGGTAGTCGGTGGGCATGCATTCCTCCGGGGTGAGCCGACGTTGGATCAGACCCGGCAAGGATGCGGCGCGCGCGCGAGCGTGTCGCGCGCTGGGTGTTGTGGGGGAGGGGGTTACAACAAGACTGCCGTTAGGCGGCGTCCGGCGGGTTCGGCCAGGTGAAGTCGAGCGGGAAGCCGGGCAGCGAGGTCACGTCGCGCAGCGCCTTGCGGTATTGGCCGGCCAGGCGCATGCCTTCTGTATCGCCCGCGTCCATCGCCTTGTAGACCAGCGCGTCAGCCTCTGTCAGGCGCCGGTCGCGCTCGATACGTGCGTCGCGCGCTGCAATGTGGGTGCGCGCTGCGTCGCCATGTTTGCGCACCAGCGCCTGCAGTTCTTCTTCGGTGGGCTCTGGCTCCGGGGCGTGCCAAGCGGCGATGCGTGCGGGTTCAATCTGGGCGCCGGTCTCGCGGGAGACGGTGTGGCAGACCCAGAAGTGAACGCCGTGGGTGAGGTGCGGATACTGTTTCGAGATACAGAAGCTGAGTTCGTCGTGCGTGAGCATGGCGTTATTGCTGGGTGAGGTAGGTACCGCGCAGGTAGATGATGGTGGTGTTGCCGACGTTTCGCAGGCCGCACATGACGTAAGGGGCTGGCAAGTCCAACGTCTGGTTTCCGCCCTTTGAGATGTCGATGTAGCTGAATTCGGTCACGGCGTTCACCTGGGCGGTTGCGCCTTTGGTGGCCTTGCCGTTGTTCAGGCTGAAGAGATAGTCGGACAGCCACATTCCAGCCCACTGCATGTAGACATTGCCGTTCTGAGTGAACTTTCCGCCAGTGCTCATGTTCACGTCGCCGCCCAACCATAGGTGCCGGGTCACGGTGGCGTCGCCATAGGCATCAAATCTGAATGCGTTGGTGTTGGTGCCAACATGGAACGAGATGTATGGCGGCGTGAGACCGTTACCACCCGCATAGCAGTCAATGGCACCCAGGTGTCGCTTGCCCCACTCCGTCCACCGGATGCCCATGTAGGCGGCTTGGTTGCTGGGACAATCGACTTGCAGGGCGGGCGTCCGGCTGGCGTTCCACTCAACGAAGGCACCGCCGATGGAGTCCGTGCCATTCGAGGACACCTGCAGCGCGTATCTGCCGTAGCCAACGCCGAAATTGAAGCCGCGCTGTGCCGTCAGCCAGCCGCCGTCTGTCGTGAGCGGATTGGGCAGGTTGGCAGAATCCCATGGCGTTGCGCCGTTGAAGGAGGGGCGCGTCGCAAAAACAAGCCTGCCCGACACGTAGTCGATATAGAAGGGCTGGTGCCTGTTGCTGCCGTCGCCGTTGTAGCTGTTTAGGACCAGGTCGCCGGTGGGGCCGGACATGAACAGGCGCCAGATGACGGTGTCGCCGCCGAACTCAAGGAAGCCGCGTCCGTCGTTGTTATAAGCCGGCAGGTTGACGTTGGCCCGCGTCTTGAACAGATCGGCGACGATGCCGGCAGGCGTAGACATGTTGCCGTTGCCGTCGATGGTGCAGACGCGCACGAACTTTGAGAAGGCCCCGTCGCCTGCCGTGTTGCGGTCGACGATGAGCATGCCCCCGCTCGATACCAGGCGGAAGCGGCCCAAGGTGATGGGCTGCTGGTTGTCGGTGAAGCGCAGCTCGTTGGACGGCCCCGTCATGTCGATGATGCCGGTCATGGCACCGCCAGTGCGCGGAAGCGCGGCCTTGGCGGCGGCCAGGGCATCGGTGGCTGTGTCCTTTGCATCTTTGACGGATGCGGGTGTTGCATAGCGCTCGTCAGCCTGGCCGAGTGGCACGGCATGCTCGGTTGCCATCGCCGGCGCCACTGAAAACACCTATTTGGGGGAGCCGGCAAGGTCGGCCTTCTTGGCCAACTGCCGCGCCAGCTTCCGAGGTGTGACAGCCTTGCCGTCATCCTTTCCGCTCACGACTTCTGCCTCGGTGGCGAGCTGCACCAGGCCGGTACGGTCTTCGGTGCCTGTGCGGGCGTTCAGGCTTGCCGGCGTCACTGCGCGCTGCGCGTCGGCGCCTTCTACCGTCTCCGCAGCGGTTGCCAGCTCAACGACGCCTTGCCGTTCGGTTGTGGCCGGCGGGTTGGTGAAGGCAGCGTTGCCAAACGACAGGGCGGTCACGTCGAGCTGCTTGAAGACCATGTCGACGGCGAGCAGCAGGATGGCCACGGGCGCCTTTTCCATGATGGGCGTGGGCTGGCAGTAGGTGCCGAGCAGCACGCCGTTGTCCAGGTACAGGCCGAAGCCGTAGGTGGTGTACTGGTCGGCGCTGTCGTCGCGGATGGTGGCGTGGACCGTGTCGGCGGCGATGGTCTCGCCGGAGATGGTGGTGAGGCGTTTGAGTTCGTTGGGCAGCGCCTGCAGGCCCGCGTTGAACGTGAAGGGCGCGGTGGCGATGCCGGCCTGCACGATCTTGCGGGCGGCGGTGCCGGTGTGGTCTGCGTTGACCAGGGCGGCGCGGCCGGCGTCGGTAATGTTGATGGTGGTTCCAGCCATGTCAGACGTCTGAAAGGGAAAGGCGGGTGAAGAGCGCGGGGCGGATGGCGGCGGCGACGCCGATGCCGCCGGACTGGTTGAAGCCTTGGGTAAAGGTGTAGTGCGCGCGTACGGGCTTGGTGCGGTCGATCTCGGCAACGATGTCGCCGATGAATTCCGCGGTCGGTGGGTTGCCGTCGCGTGCGCTGACGGTCATGACCAGGTCGAAGGTGCCCGGCGGCCCAGGCGGGTCCATCTGCCACCACTCACGCACGGCGATGTTGGCGCCGAAGGAGGCGACCACGGCCCGCACGGCTGCAGCGGTGCCTTTCTTGCGGGCGATGGGGATGGCTGCCTTTACGCGCGCGCGCTTGATCTGCTCGGGCCAGTAGTCCTTCCAGGTGTCAATGCCGAGGTGCCAGGCGAGCCACGGCAGGAGGCGAGCGGGGATGGCGTCCGGGTCGATGAGGGCGCGCAGCGGTACGGGCAGGCCGCTGATGGTGCTGTTGGTTTCTGCGAGCCGGCGTTCCAGTGGGGTGGCGTTGGGCGGCAGGAGGTTAGCCACGGATGCCCCCGTGCTTGATGTCGGCCGCCGTGCAGTACGGCGCCTGAGTCGCATCGGCAGTGATGTTGGCCGTGGGGGACCGCAGCTCGACGCGTTCCACGCCTTCCACGTGCAACGCTGCGTAGACGCCGGAGAGGGTGACTTCACGGCCAAGGCGATGGCAGGCCTCGACGTAGGCAGCCAGGCGCTTGAGTGCGAGCTGCAGCACGACGCCGGAATCCGGGCCGGGGAAGGTGTAAATGGTGGCGTCGACCTGGTAGCGCAGGATTTCTGCGCCGCGCACAGTGACGAGGTCGGTGAGTGGGCGCACGTCGTCTGCGCGCAGGCTGGCGGCCACACGGTCGAGAAGGTCCGGCGGCGCGGTGCCGTCGCCTTCGCGCGAGAGCACTGTCACCAGCACTTCGCAGGGGCGCGGACTGGTGGCCGAGGCGTCGAGCACGCGACCGTCTGAGTTGAGCGCGTGCGAACGGTAGGCGCCTTCCGGCCCCGCCACGGAGAACGACTGCGGCGCGAGCTGGACGCGCATGCGCAGGTCGGCGTCCTCCTCCATTACGGCCGGGGTGCCTGTGTCGTGGTCGGCTGGCTTGACGACCAGGCGCTGCAATTGGAAGAGGGCGGCGACCTGTTCCAGGTCGTTGCCCTTGGCGTAGGCAAGCATCACGGCCTGCGCAGCTTCATTGATGCGCTGGCGCAGGACCAGCTCGCGGTAGGCGTTTTCCTGCAGGGCCTTGGTCAGCGGTTCGGATTCGAGCTGCAGCACACCCGCAACCGCTTCACGCTGTTCAGGCGGGTGCAGCTCGATGAGCCGCGCCTTGCGCCCGGCAAACAGGGTCTCGAAATCCAGGCTTTCCACCACTTCGGGCGGTGGGAGCTGCGAGAGGTCGATCAGGCTGGCCATGTTCACACGCTCCGCAGTGGCACGCTCAGGGTGCCAAGCGCCTCGCCGCGCGGGCCGTCGACGCGGTCTGCCTCGATGTCGAGCGCTGCGCTGCCGTCGGCGCCCACCGAGAAGCGAACCGAAGCGATGCGGATGCGCGGCTCCCACCGCACGAGGGCAGAGACCGATGCGGACATCAGGCGTAGGCGCGTGGCCGGGTTCGCGGGCTGGTCGATCAGCTCGGGAATGAGCGAGCCGTAATCACGGCGCATGAGGCGGGAGCCGATGGGCGTGGTGAGGATGTCGCGCACGGATTGGCGGATGTGGGCGACGTCTCCCACGGCGCGGCCGGTGGTGTTGTTCATGCCGGTCATCGCGTGCCGTCCGTCCAGCTTCCGCCTTGCTCGATACCGCCATGGCCGTGGTCGTCGAGCACGACGCCATTGGAAGACAGCTTGCCATCTCGGTGCGTCAGGTCGCCGGTGATGACGTTGCCGTTGTCGCCGCCCTGGCCGGCTATGCCGTTCATGAAGGACAGCAGGCCCTTAACCGTGACTGCGCCGTCGAAGGTGGTGTCCGGGCACTTCACCAGCACGCTGTTGGCGGCTTCCAGGAAGACGGTTTTAACGCCCTGGACGGTGAGCAGGCCTGCGGCGTGGTCGTACTTGGTAAGGGCGCCGTCCGGGTAGAGCGTGACGGTTTCATTGGGCGAATGGCTCGGTACGTCGTTGGCGGCCGATGGGATGGCGCTCAGGATGATGCCGTTGGACGGGTCGCCGCTGGGGCAGAGCAGCACGACCTGCTCGCCCTTGGTGGGTGGGCTCCAGGTGCGGGTGGTGCCGGCTCGGCGTTCGCACCACGGGCGCCAGGTGGTGGTGATGCCCCCGGTGCGCACGCGCACGACCGGTGGGTTGCCGTGGCGCACGTCGGCCACGGTGCCGATGCGGATCAGGTTTTCAATGAGGCGGGCGAGTTCTGCGAGGTCCATGCCTGCAGAGTGCCGTGCGCGCGCGTGGGGGTCACGCGAGGGGTGTTGTGGGGGGCGCAGCTACAACGTATGGTCGGGGTGGAAGCCGGTCATCTCTTCGCATAATCTATTCCCACTCCCGCGATAGAGAAGGAGGCTCGCTCATGAGTGACAGGTTGAGCATTTGGGCGGTCGAAACACTGCGCGCATTGGTGCAAGGCGAGTACGGAAGTGGGCGCTCTCTACTCGTTGGCGACGAAGCAGAGCGAGTGCGCTGTGCTTACTATCGATTTTGGGTGGATTGTGGCCGACCTAGCACGCGGCTGCATGCGCGTATAGCACGCTCGCTTTACACAAGCCGTGCAATTCATAAAAGCATGCTCTGCCCCGCCTTGGCGGCCCTTCTTACCGGCCGTCGACGAAGCATTCAGAGGCGCCACCGGTCTCGCGCGCAGTTCCAGTGACTTCCGTGACATCTCAGTGCGGTTGGTAAGAGCGATCCACGACTGATTTCGCGAGGGAAAGGGTAACCAGTACCGCCTCCTGCATCGGGCATCTTCTTACCTCCGTCCACGCGGCAAGCCCGGAGTAAATGGGGCCGACGGAAGTGATGTCGACGCTAACCTTGAACGAGTCGTCTTCTCCCGTCAGCGCGAGCAGGATGCCGAAGCCGCGATAGACCTCGTGTATCGATTCCTGCATTTTGCTCCCTTTGCTGGGCCCAGCGCTGCAGCTTGGTGCTTTTGAGTGCATGAGCGTCTACAGATGAAGCAATAATCGCACCGCTGGGCGGCAGCCATAAACACTCATGGCACTGGCGATGATCAGCGTCCCGCAGTAAAGCTGCTTGTCCGACGCATGCCGGGGCAACATAACGGTCGGTAAATTTTCTCTTTTTCCTACGGCGCAGACCAAAGTGGTGTAGGGTGAAGATGCTCAATACTCCTCTAGCGTAAGCACTGGCGCCCTTTTGCGGTGACGCGTGGAATCGGACACAACGCAGGGCGTCCGGAAGTTGAACCATTGAAGCACCAAATGGTGGCCGCTTTGGATGGCCATCATGGGTCCGCTAGCGGAGTTTTCTCCGGGAACAGCTCAGTCCCAGTCGATTGGGGTGCTCGTCGCGGCAGCCGCCACACAGCAATTGCAACGGGTTAACGGCCTCTACGTTGACGCGAACCGGGGTATGTCATGCCTGAGCAAGACCTTGATGGGAGCCACGGCATGCGCCTGGGCGAGCTTGAGCGGGCAATTTTAGATGCGCTCCCCAATGCAGCGCTCCTAAGAACTCACGAAGATTGCTTGCATGCCCTCGATGTGCATGCATGGTGGATCATGCCAATGGGACGGGGTGCGGAACGAGTCAACTCGTTGTCGTTTTTCGTGACTGCAACGATGATCCAAGCATATCAATCGCAGACGGCCTCTGAACGCGCTGCGACTTGCGTTCGGCTCACGGAGTGGACGACGTTGACCGTCGATTTTGCGACTTGCGCGGACAGCGAAGTATCAGATTGCGATATCCGTGCGGTAGTACCCATTCGGATTTTTACCCCACCATTCTTGATGCCTCCGCCTTGAACCATCGACTCTTTTTTAGCGCTTGAAATCGAGCCGAATTCGACGCTCCATGGTGTCGTAGGGCTGGAGGCATTGCAGCGATCGAGCCTGAACGAAGACGTTTGCCACTCGAAGCGTGCGTCGGCTTGCCTAGAGATACAGGTGCTGCAAGACCAAAGAGGTAATGCAGCCGACGTCTGCATCATGGAAGCCTAGGAGTTCGCGGGCCGGGTACTTGGCTGTCAGCCCATTCTTGTTGACCCGATCCCGCAGCCCAAAGTGATGCACCGACGCAATGCGCCGCACCTTGCCCGCGAACGAAATGACCGCCGCGTTCGGGCTCGCCTCAATGCGCATGTACTTCGCCATCCGCAGCCGCGTGAACATGGAACGCCGGATTCCGCCGCGCTTGTGGCGTAGCTGCGGCTTGCGCGGCTCGTAGGCGGTGCCATCCGGGTTGCGCTGCTCGGCAATGCGGGCCGACTGCCGGCGGCGCAGTTCCACTGCAATGGCGCGGGCCAGCACCCGGCGTTGCGGTGCATCCAATTTCGCCAGCAGGCCGACCAGGTAGGCGTCAAGTTCATGCAGATCGCTCACGCAGGCCTCCACGTCGCAGGGTCGTCGTATTCGTTGATGGGCTCTGGGTGGTGTTCCACCTGGTAGCCCTTGCCGTCCACCTTCACTGTCACCCGCTCGGTCAGCTTCAGCTTGATTGAGATATCGGCCGTGGTGTGGTTCAGGATTTCGGCCTCGAACTTGAAGGCGTCCTCCCGCTTGTCTGGGTTGGTGAAGGCGTCGGGCTGGTTGGTGCGCAGCCAGGCCAGGACGGGCACGACGATGGTGTCGGAGCTGTTCGGGTAGTCGGTCACGATCAACGTCAGCGTGTACCGGTATTCGAAGCCGAGTGTCCGGGCGCCGGTGCCCACCACGTTTCCTTCATCGACAAACACATGCAGTGCATCGGGGTGCGCGGCCAGGTAGGGCACGGCGGCCGTCAGGGCTTCGCGCAGGCTGTTGGGCTTCATCATGGCGCGGCGGGCTCCCCAATGATCGTCACGCCCTGATCGCGTAGCGTCTGCTGCAGGCTGGTCAGCCGCGCGGCGTCGACGTGGCAGTCGGTGTAGTTGGCTGCGACGGTGCCGGCGACGGCAGAGAGCGCAACGTCTGAGGGGCCCGCATCAGCATCTGCGGTATCTGGATTTGGCACGGAGCCAGCGGCTGCGGCGTCGTGCAGGCGCACAAAGCCGCGAGGGACAACGCAGGCAGCGTCAGCTTGGACGGGGACATAGCGAGGGACTTCCTTGATGATGGTGTCGCCCTTGAGGCGGATGACGCGCTCGCGATCGACGTATTGCGTGACGGTGACGGTGGCGCTCTGGGCGTTGTCGAGCTGCTTGCGCAGGGTGGCTGCGGTGGTCTCGGCCTGGTCGGCGCGCTGAACTGCGGCGTTGTAGCGGGTGGTGGCCCACCAGGCGAGGCCTGCGGCGATGGCGAGCAGCGAGAGGATGGCGGCAGCGCGCTTCATGCCGCGACCTCTTCTTCGGCCTGGTAGCGGTCAAACGCGCGGGCGAGCTTGACGTCGTAGAAGTTGGCTTCGTAGGCGGGGCCGTTGTACAGCCGGGCGAAGGTGGGCCATTTGCGGGCGCGCAGCGCCTTGAGCAGCGTGGGGTCGGCTTTGACGAAGCGCACGAAGGCATCGAGCTGCGCGGCTTCGCTGGTGCGCATGGAGGCGACGAAGTGTTGCACGCTGGGGTAGTCGAGCAGGTTCCAGTGAAACCCCATGATCTGGAAGGCGCCCCAACTGGCCGAGGCGAGGGCACAGTCTTCGTCGATCTGGACGGCGCGCGCTAGGCGCATGTGTTCGCCGGCATTGCCGACGTAGCCGCCGCGCTTGGTGTTCACCAGGTTGGGGAACTGGCGGGCCAGGGTGTCGGCGTCTTTGCCGGCCCGTGCAAGCTGACGATGCATGATGTGCCGCTCGAACAGGATGACGGGGCGGCCGTCGGGCAGGAAGCCGTTGCCAAGGCTTTCGACCTCGTTGACGGCGCGGATGGCGGCCAGAGGCACGTCGAGCGTTTCAGCGGCGGCCTGCAGGTCGGCGGCCGACAGGTGGCGGATGTCGCGCGCGCCGGACTGCAGCGCTGCCGCGGTCTTGGGGCCGGCAATGCCATCGACGACCAGGCCGAAACGGATCTGTGCCACGCGCACGGCGGCGGCGGTGTCTGCGCAGTAGACGGCGGTGTCCGGGGCCGTGAAGCCGTTGGCGGTGAGCAGCCGCTGCAGCTCCAGCACGGCGGCGCCGACCATGCCTTCTCGCAGGATCGTCATGCGGACCTCCGCAGGATGCGAACAAACCACCCCTGACGCGCACCGCCCATGCGGAACAGCTCAACCACGTTGCCGCGCACGGCGTAGACGGCGATGCAGAGCACGGCGGTGATGCCGTTCTGTGCGGCGAGCGCCCAGTCATACCGACCGAAGAGCACGCTGATGGTGACGGCGCCGGCGAGCACGACCAGGCCGTACGCCAGGCGGGATGCCCACGGGCGGTGGGCGGCGCCGTCGCGCTTGAAGAGCAGCAGGCGCAGCGCGATGAGCGCGCACAACGCGGCCTGCACGATGAAGAGCGTTTTCATGGTTGCTTGCCTCCCTTGTCTGCGCCGCCCTTGAGCGAGGCGAACAGGCGGTCGCTGTTGTCTGCCAGGCGGATGAGGGCCAGGAGCAGCTTGACCACGACGGTGGAAGCGACCAGCGCGCCCACGGCGTGGCTGACTTCGGTATTGGTGGGCAGGGCCTTGGCGATAAGCGCGGCAGCCAGCGGCGCGGACAGCAGGCCGGCGACGATGGACGCGGCGAGGAAGCCAAGCTTCTTGACAGTGCCAAGCTCGCCGCTGTTCAGTACGAACACGGCGGCGCCGGCGAAGGCGCCCAGCACGGTGCCGGGGTCGACGCCTGGCAGCAATGACAGCGCGCCCACGCCCGTGACGGCGAGGGTGGCGGTGGAGCCGGTGGAGATGGGTTCAGCCATTGGGTTCCTTGTGGTCAGTCCCAGAGCTGGACCATTTGCATGGCCGGCTGCGGGGAGATGTCGGGCATGACCAGCTCGGTGCCGTGCGGCAGCACGGGGCCAAGGTCGGCGATGCCCGGGTTGGCGGCGAGGACGGCCTCTGTGACGCCTGCGGTGCGGCCGTAGACGCGGTGGCAGATGGCGTCGACGGTGTCGCCCTGGATGGCCCGGACGCGCATCAGATGAGTTCGACGGTGGTGCGGGCGGCGCCCTGGATGTCGCTGATGGCCCAGCGGGCGTCGCGGCGCAGATCGTCGACGCCGAGGTTTTCCGCTTCGGCCTTGCGGTCGCCGGCGGCGGTGGCGTCGATGGTGCGGTAGCGCTCGATGAGCCAGGCGGCGGCCAGGCAGTGCACCGCGCGTTCGTACCGGTGAAGGTGAGCGCTGCGGCCGTCGATCTTAGGCGCCGGCACGTCGGCCAGCGTGTTGCGACCAAACGAGACCTGCGCGACCTTCCAGGCCTGCAGCTCGTCATTGACGGAAATGACCGCCTCGACCAACGCGGCGCGCATGCGCTGCTGCGTGACGGTGCCGTCCAGGCGCATGGCGGCGTAGGCCTGGTCGACGTCGATATCGGGGAAGAAGCCGTCGTTGCCGATCGGCTCCCCGCCGGTTTGTGCCTGCGCGGGCACGGATGCGGCTGCGATGAAGGAGGACATGGGTTCAGTGGGCTAGGAGGCGGTGGACGGGGCGAGGCTTCGCGGCACGCCGGAAGACTGCCCCGTGCCGCCTGATGCGCGGGGTCACGCTCGGTGTCAGCTCTTCCCGTCGCCGGGCTTGGCTGCGTTCTTGATGTCGCGCTCGATGCGCTCGATGTCTTTTTTCACGCCGGATTTGTCGTGCAGCTCCAGGGCGCGGCGCAGGTGCGTGAGGGCTTCTTCGCGGCAGGCGTTGGCGGTGGCCTGGTCGTGTCCGGTCGCCATCTCTGCAATGACGTAGCCGAGCGCCTTGTGCAGCTTGGCGCGGACTTCATCGGGCATGTCCTGGTCGCGCACGAGGGCTTCCACTTCCATCACAGCCTCAACGTCGCCCGATTTGATGGCAGCCGGGTCTTTGAGGACCATGTTGGCGAACTCTTCCGCGATGAGGCAGGCGGTGGAGCGCTGGTACTGGTCGGGCATCGCCAGCTTGTGGCGGATGGCGTAGCCGGCGAGGGGCAGGGCGCCGGCGAAGTCGCCCACATCGATGCGCCAGACGAGCACGGTCATGAAGATGTCGTCTTGCGTGCCGCTGTCGGCCTGCAGGACGCCTTCCACCCAGGCCGCGTACTCGGGGAGCATGCGGCGCTTGGTTTCAGCCTTGCGCTCGACAGACTGCACCTGCTTGAGCTGGCGCTTGTGCTCTGCGAGCTGCGCGAGCATGAGTTCGTAGCCGTTGGCGTGGCGCAGCGGGTTGGCTTCCTGCTCGGCCTGCGCCGCCAGGGCGGCGGAGACGCGCAGGAAGTGATTGCGGGCGGGGCTGGTCATTGCGCACCGATGGCGATGTTTTCGACCAATGCAGCGCAGCCCAGATCCTCGATGACGTATGCGTCGTTGCTCGACTCATAGTTCTCGATGCGGTCACGCTTGGCGTTGTCGACGATGGTGCGGCGGCGCGCGCCGTCCTGGTAGTAGATGGACAGGTTGTCCAGCCGCGTCACGAGCAGACCGTTGGCGGGGAAGTACGGCACACGCACGGCGGGCAGATTGCCGATGCGCTTCTGGCTGACGATCATGTCCACCGCCAACGTATCGGTCGGCCGGTTGGGCTGATTGATGATCGGGAAATACTTGTCGGCCAGGAGCTGACGGCCGCACACGACGACCAGCTCCGGGTCCTCTGCATACCACGGCTCGACCAGGTGATTGACCACATCGAAGACGAGCGCGTCGAGGTTGCCGTAGTCGCCGCCGGCGCCGACGATGATCTTTCCCGCGTCCTTGCCGTCTTTCATCACGCGCTGCGGCGCCAGGTCACGCAGGTATTGCAGCCAGCCCCGGTTCACGTCCTGCAGCAGAGGATTGGTGGCGCGGTCGGAGGTGGGCACACGCTTGACGCCGTTGAAGCCGATGGTCATGCGGTCCAGCGCCTGGCGCTTGATGATGGCGTCGCGGATGCGCGTTTGGAAGTCTTTGAACTTCGCCCAGGCATCCAGCTTTTGGTACGTGATGTGTGTATCCGAGTTGGTCTGCTCGCAGCGATAGCGCAGGCCGTCCAGCGTGGAAATGTCGGCGGTCTGGCGGTCTTGCTTGGTGGTGTCCGTGGTGCTGGCCACCGGACCTGAGACGCCCAGGCCGACCTTTTCGGCTTCCTGTTCAGGCACGCCATATACGTTCACCTTGGACAGGAATTGGCTGGATTCCTGGATCTTCGTTTCGAGGCGCTGCTGCACCGTCGCGTTGACGGAAAACTTGGTGTCGACGCGGTCAACGCCGTTCAGCTTGGCGACTTCAGCGGTGTAGGCATCGTAGAGGCGGCGGGTTTCATTGCGCATGGGGTGCTCCGGGTGTTGGTCTTCGTTGTGCGGGTGCGATGGGGTCAGCAGTCGGTCTTGATGTCGGCGGTGCCGTCGCCGCCCGTGGCGGGCGGTCGTGCGCTGAAGGCGGGTGTGTTTTCCAAGCCGTGCTTGAGGGTGTTGAAGGCCTTGTCGCGCTCGTCGGCGTGGGCCTTGAACTGGGCCATCTGGTCGTTGATCGTCTTGAGGCCTGCGGAGAACTGGTCGCCCAGCGACTGCACCTGCGTGGCGATGATCTGCACGGCGTCCTGCACGTCGGAGAAGCGGGCGTCGTTGCCGGTCTCGGCTTTGGTCTGGCGCGAGAAGAGGCGCTTGATGCTGTCGGCCAGGCCTGCGGTGACGCTGGGCTGTTCGGGTGTGAAGTCGAGGTCGACCTCCACGGCTTCAGTGAAGAGGTTGCCGGGGTCTTGCTTGCGCGCGGCGAGCGGATTGACCTTGGCGGTGGCGCTGAACTGCAGGACTTCGCAGCCCAGGCTTGCGGGGTTGTCCGTGACGGCCAGGCCGACGAGGTAGGCCTCTTTGGTGTCGGCGAAGCTCGGCTGCACTTCCATCGACGAAAAAATCTTTTGGCGTGCCTTGGTGAGCGCGATCAGCTCGTCGGTGGGGTCGAGCTGCGCGTACAGGCCCATCTTGCCGTCTTGCTCTTCCGCCTTGAGTGCAACGACATCGCCGTAGGCCTTGAACGGGCCGGCCGCCGAGTAGCCGCGGATGTGCTCCATGTTGATGCGCGCGGAGTACGTCTTCGGGTCGTAGTTCTGCGCCATCTGCACGAGCATATTGCGATCAATGACGCGGCCGTCGCTGGTGGCGCCTTCGGTGGCGATGCGGAAGAACTTGGTGGCCTTGGTGCCCATGTTGTCCTCGTTGGTCTCGGGTTCGTTGGTGCTGTCATCTTCAGCGCCGTGCATCGCGCGGGCAACGCGTTGGTGTTGTGCGAACCGGCGCGACAACAGGCAGCGCGTGGCACGCGCGCGCGCGGCCGGTAGCGTTGCGGCATGACTACGTTGCCGCCTATCGCTTCTCTCTCAATCGACCCGGAAATGGACCCGCGCCGCGTGGCGCGTTCGCTCTACTGGCAGGGCTACCGCGTTGCGCGCATCGCGGAAATGCTCAAGGTGAAGCCGGTCACGGTGCACAGTTGGAAGCGCCGCGATGCGTGGGCAGACACGACGCCCGATGAGCGCGTGGCGCTGACGATTGAAGAGCGCTTGATGCGCCTGGTGGCGAAGGAGCAGAAGGAAGGGCGGGACTTCAAAGAGATCGACCTGCTGAACCGCCAGCTCAACAACGTCGCCCGGCGCGAGCGGTATCGCGACGGTGGCAACGAGACGGACCTCAACCCGAAGGTGGCGAACCGCAACGCTGGCCCGCGCAAGAAGGCAGAGCGCAACGCGATGAGCCCGGAAGAGCAGGAACAGTTGCAGGAGGCCTTCCGCGATTCACTGTTTGGGTATCAGGAGGTGTGGCAGCGCGCGGGCGAGGCGGAGCGGATTCGCAACATCCTGAAGTCTCGGCAGATTGGGGCGACCTGGTATTTCGCGCGTGAGGCGTTGATCGATGCGCTGACGACGGGGCGCAATCAGATCTTCCTGTCGGCCAGCAAGGCGCAGGCGCACGTGTTCAAGCAGTACATGGTGCAGTTCGCCAAGGACGCCGCCGGCGTGGAGCTGAAGGGCGATCCCATCGTGCTGCCGAACGGCGCGACGCTGTACTTCCTGGGCACGAACGCGCGCACGGCGCAGAGCTATCACGGCAACCTGTATTTCGATGAGTATTTCTGGGTGCCGCGCTTCCAGGAGCTGCGCAAGGTCGCTTCCGGGATGGCGATCCACAAGCACTGGCGTCAGACGTATTTCTCAACGCCTTCCAGCCTGGCGCATGACGCGTATCCGTTCTGGTCGGGCGCGCTGTTCAACAGGGGGAAGGCGAAGGACAGGCAGGTCAAGGTCGACGTGAGCCATGCGGCGCTGCGTGATGGCCTGCGCTGCGCGGATGGGCAGTGGCGGCAGATCGTGACGGTGGAAGACGCGCTGCGTGGCGGTTGCAATCTGTTCGACCTGGACCAACTGCGCCTGGAGTACAGCGAGCCGGATTACGCGAACTTGCTGATGTGCCAGTTTGTGGATGACACGGCGTCTGTTTTTCCGCTGTCGATGCTGATGCGGGGGATGGTTGATAGCTGGGAGCTGTGGCCTGACTTCCGGCCATTTGCGCCGCGTCCGTTTGGCAATCGGGAGGTGTGGCTGGGGTACGACCCCAACGGGGGCGGGCCGACTGGTGACAGCGCTGCGATTGTGGTGCTCGCGCCGCCGGCGGTGCCCGATGGCAAGTTCCGCGTGCTGGAGAAACACCAGTTCAAGGGCATCGATTTTGAGGAGCAGGCGCAGGCCATCCTGCGCGTGTGCGGCCGCTACAACGTTGCCTTCATCGGGATCGACCGCACGGGCGTGGGCGATGCCGTCTACCAGCTTGTGACTAAGGCCAGGCCGGATGCCCATGGCTTCTCTTATTCCGTGGATGTGAAGACGAACCTGGTGCTGAAGGCGTACGACGTCATCAGCAAAGGCAGATTGGAGTTCGACGCCGGCTGGACGGACTTCGCTGCGTCATTCATGTCGATCAAGAAAACCGTTACTGCCTCCGGCGCGCGCGTCACCTACCAGGCGGGCCGCTCGGAGGAAACCAGCCACGCCGACCTGGCGTGGGCATGCATGCATGCGCTTTCGTACGAACCGCTCGAAGGCGCGACCTCGACCAATACCAGCTTTATGGAGTTTCTATGAGCCGCAAGAAGAATCGGCGCGCCGCAGGCACAGCGACGCCAGCCGCGCCCCTCAACGACCAGGCGGCCGGCCCGGAGGTCTTTTCGTTTGGTGACCCGATGGAGGTGCTCGACCGGCGCGAGCTGCTCGACTATCTGGAGTGCATGCGGATGGGCAAGTGGTTTGAGCCGCCGCTGCCTTGGGATGGATTGGCGAAGTCGTTCCGGGCCGCTGCGCATCACAGCTCGGCGATCTATGTGAAGCGCAACATCTTGGTGAGCACGTTCATTCCGCATCCGCTGTTCCCGCGCGCGGCATTCGAGCGATTTGTGCTCGATTGGCAGGTGTTTGGTAATGCGTATCTGGAGAACCGGTTGAGCTGGGCGGGCTCCAGCATGGGGCTGGCGCCTGCGATGGCCAAGTACATGCGGCGGGGTGTCGATCTGTCGACGTACTACTTTGTGCAGGGCGCAGGCGAGCCGCATGAGTTCGCGCGTGGCACGGTGTTTCATCTGCAGGAGCCGGACATCAACCAGGAGGTGTATGGGTTGCCGGAATACCTGTCGTCGCTCAACGCGACCTGGTTGAACGAGTCGGCCACGCTGTTCCGCCGGAAGTATTACAAGAACGGCTCACACGCGGGGTTCATCCTGTACATGACGGACGAAGCGCAAAAGATGGAGGATGTGAAGGCGCTGCGCGACGCGATCGCGTCGTCGAAGGGGCCGGGCAATTTCCGCAACGTGTTCATGTATGCGCCGAAGGGCAAGAAGGACGGGATTCAGCTTCTGCCCGTGTCGGAGGTGGCGGCGAAGGACGAGTTCTGGAACATCAAGAGCGTGACGCGCGATGACCAGCTCGCGGCGCATCGGGTCCCGCCTCAGCTCATGGGGATCATTCCGTCGAACACCGGGGGCTTTGGCGACGTGGAGAAGGCGGCGCTGGTGTTCGCGCGGAATGAGGTGAAGCCGTTGCAGGATCGGTTGTTGGCGATTAATGAGTGGGTGGGGGAGGAGGTGGTTAGGTTTGGGCCTTATAAGCTCGATGAGCATCGATAGGGATCACGCGGTGGCGAACCTTGTGTCGCCGATAGCACTTGCCGTCTGCATTCCGCGAGAGATAGCTGCATGTAGTGCGCTTCCGTCAGAGGCGACGCATCCGGCTGATGGAGCCGACTTCCGCTCCGCGCGGCCTCCCCTGGAGGAAACTCGCGGCGTGCCGGCGAAATAAATGCCACGCCTGTCCGCGAATGCGCGTAGATTGGGGATCAGACGCTGACCCGGTCAGCGCACTCGGCAGTTCGTATGGGAGCCTCGACGTTGTCCCTGTCGTTCTTCGCTTTAGTTGGCGCGGGAACGGCGAGCGCCTGCAGGATCGCCCTTTGCAGGCCCGTTGACAGTCGGCCGATTTGGCATCTGCTGCATAACCGTAGAGGGGCAAGTATGGACAGGGAACAGGGTGTCGTGAAGTGGTTTGACTCTCGGAGTGGGGTCGGCCTCATCGAGCCCCAACGCGGTGGAGATGGCGTGATTGTTATTTTTCCGAGGTCATCCGCATTGGATCCGCCTGCACTCCAACATGGGCAGAAAGTAACTTTCGTTCGAGGCCTCGGACGAGTGGCGCGTACAGCAGCCAAGCTCCTGCGCTCCTAAGTCCCGCTTTCGCGCTCGCGCGCTACGGCCGGATATGTTTCGAAGTGAAGGTCGGATGCTGGCACAGAGAACAACGCGCCCTGGAGGCGATATGACGCGCACCACTGAGTATCGTGGCTTTCAGATTCATGTGGAGCTTGTTCAGATCTCTGAGGACATGTTTGATGTGTGGTTCCGGATCGAAGGGCCGATGGAGCCTGCGGGCGTGGCAGCCCTCGGCAAACGGATCAAGGCCCATGGAGGCCCGTTTTCACGGCGATGGGCGCACTTGGTGGGGGAAGTGGCGGGACGCGCCGCAGTGGATGTCATTCTTGGCCCTGAGGACGTCCCTCCAGCGACGCAGGAATGGTGAGCGTGCTGGTGGCCTACCAAGTGCAGATCGCTTGGTCGGTCGGCATTGGCAGATCGGCTTTCGGCTCTGCGCTTGTGAGCGCGTGGACCTGGACGCTGGGACGTGCGGGTTCGACATCGCCAAAGATCATTGCGACGGGGACTTCAGTGGCATCGCGGCCGGTACCGATCCGCAGGAGCCCCATGGGCATCGATCCGTTTGATGGATCGAGCAGATTCCATCGATTGCCAAGGTACACCTCCACGAATGCATGGAAGTCAGGTGGGCCGAGGGCAGGGTCGGCTCCGTAATTGACGCTCGTCGCGAAGCGGGCCGGAATGCTGAGCGCACGACACAACGCGATCATCAAGTGGGCGTAGTCCCGGCATACGCCATGCCGATCCACCAATGTGCTGACCGCAGAGGTCTGCTCGCTCGTGGAAAGCGGAATGAATTCCACGTACCGGCACACCCAATCCCGAATCGCAAGGACAAGCGCGTACCCGCGCTGATATCCGCCAAACTCCCGGCGCGCAAACGCCATGAGGCGGTCTGATTCGCAATATCGGCTGGGGGCCAGGAAGGGAATGACGTCCAACGGCAAATCCGCCACCCGCACCTCAAACAATGACTGAGGCGGCGTGAGCAAGTGATGCATATCAACGGTAGCAACATAGTTGATAGCGAGATGGCCGCGCGGTGCCTGCACCCGTAGATGACGGTTGAGCAGGCCCGGCTCAGTCTGAAGCGTGGTCGGAACTGCAGGGGTCAGTTGCAGCGATTCGGCAACGATGGTCTGCCGCGCAGTCTGCGCTGCATGGAAGTTGAAAATGAAGTCTGCAAACTGATCGTGAATCTCATAAGTTAGGCAGATCGAGTACTGCATTCGAACCATGCGTGCTCCTGGTGCCCAGCATTGCTGGGCTGCTTGATTGGATGATGGCGCCTGAACAGGCCACCGGGCAGACGTTCCGAGTTGGGCCTCACAGAACTCTCTACTCGCCCGCCATGGACTGGCCAGGCACGAGCCCATCGATGATTTCCTCGGCGCCATGCGTGGCCGCGCGCTTTGCAGCGCCTACGTTGTCCCATGGCTCGCCTCTCAGGCGAAAGACGCGGGAACGCTCATCGTCCATCGTCTCGCCTTCACGGCAGATGACGACCGAGACGCTGTACGCACGGTCGGGGCGTTTTTCGTGCCACTCGCGTGGCGGGTTGAAGGGGTAAATCAGTGGGTAAATCGCGAACCCTTTGTAGAAGGATGTCGGGTAGGTATCCATGGCGGATCTCCCATAGGAAATGCAGGCAGGCCGGAGCGACTAAGCGTGATGCTTTGAGGGCAGGACGAGAATGCCCCGGGGCGGGTGAAGTGCGGGCCGTGCCGGAAAACTGGCTCGGAAAGGCAGCGTGGGTGGCTGGATCGAGGTGGGACGTCGGCGACGCGTCGATCAGAGGCGAGGCGAATTTTTCTTGTGCTGGGGCCGATGATGGCCCCGCTGGAATCCGTACCTCACTCTACTCCGATATCAGGATTGTGGGCTTGCGTATTTTTGGAGGCGGGATGAGGCGCGTCGCACCCGCTAGATCTGTGCCCCTTCGCTCACAAGCGAAACGACCGTGTCGATGTCAGAGAGGGCGGAGGGGGAGAGCGCGGATCTCAGACGGTGCGCGCGCCGTTGGGACCCCGCCTCACCTGCGCGCTTCATTGAGTGGTTTTTATGCAGGTGCATGGATGTCCCGGGTAGGCCCACAGCAAGGCGCAGCGGGGAGGGTGGCGGTGCATGGAAGCTATGCAAATTTATGCGACTAACCTATGCAGTCGCTAAACTCTGGCGAGAAGGGGGAACCATGAACACAACGCGAGTGGAGCAACTTCTCCATGCAGCGGGCGGCCTACTGGAGGACGCTCAAAGTTTGATCGTGCGCGCGAAACCGCCAGAAGGTGGGGCGGATAGATTGCGTGTGGTGCTTGTTCTCACGATTGCCGAGCAGTTTGAAGCCGCGCTGCGACTTGCGCGCGCTGATATGTCCACTCATGCCTCTATTCACGTCCGATCGATGATTGAGGCCCTGGTAGCGATGAAGATGCTGGCATCCGACAGCAGCTACGTCGACAAGATGACGTTCGAAAGACTCAAGGGCGAGCAGCGCGTCTATAAGGGTATTTTGGGCGACCCCAACATCCCGGATCCAATGAAGGAGCCGATCAAGGCGCGCTTTGATGCCTGCCAGGTCGAGATAGACAGTTTCCGTGCAGCAGGCCACAAGCCCAAGCACATTACAGAACACTTTGGTTTGGCCGGGCTAGCGCACTTGGTCGGTCCATATTCAATGCTGTGTGGCTTTTCGCATAATGATCTCGCTGCCATAGCGTTCCGGCACCTTGGTGACAACCGCATAATCTACAAGAAGGGCGACGATCCGAAGTTCGTAGAGGCCATCGTGACGACCGCTGTCCAGGTCATCATGGATGCAGTCCACCAGTTCGGAGAGATCGCAAAGTTTCCCGACGAACTTTTCACCGACATGTTCCTGGAAATGAACGAGAAGTGGAGAATGATCATCGGAACCGTCGGCGCCCAATAG